ACCATAACCTAAAAGCTTTGCGTCTTGTGGTACTTCGTCTATTTGCTTCCAGTTGTCAAACACTACACCTTGCAAGTTGCCTATCTCACCAAGACCATAAACAGACCACCAATTTTTCCAATATGCAGAAGTCTTTGCTTTTTCTTTTGCCTTTTCTATTTCAAAGATTATGTTTTTATCAAGTGCTTCATTGTCTAAATAGTTTAGCTTTAAAAATTCAGCGTTGCTATCATTGACTAATTCGTGTACCCAAAATTCATTAGAAGGATTGAAGTCTAAATACACCTCGTCTTTAGTTCGTATAGCTAATTCATTGTACATTTCAAATGTTACGTTGTTACATTCGTTAATATAAAGTATATCACGTCTTGCACCACGTAACCTGGAACTATCGTCAGCAGAAAAGAACTCTATAAATGAACCATTTGTAAATTGATATTTCAACAAACTTCTGTTGAAAAGTTGTTCACGGTATCTGTTTAGTCCTTTAAGTAATTTTATGCAGTCACGAATACAACCACGTCTTAAATGTGGTATTGATTCACTAACTACACTTATTTCTAAGTTAGGTATTTTTATAGCTTTGTCAATTAGTAGTATTAGAATTGAAATAGTCTTACCAGCACTTGTACCACCTTGTACTATTTTGATTCGTTTTTCTAACCTACTTATCTTGTTTACTGCCGTTGTCCTTTGAAACATCTATATCTGGAAATATTGGTTGTTCAAATATTGTTTGGTCTATTTGTTGTACTGGTGCTCCATATGCGCTATCTTCTAAAGCTTTGTATGCTGGTGTGTCACCTTCACGTGCTTTTAATATCTGTGCAAGTGTTGTTATATCTTCTTGCGTTAGTAGTTCTATTTCACCAGTTAGTGGATTCTTAAACTTTTCTTTTGAGTCTAACCATTTACGTGCTATCGTGCTTCTATTTTTACTTCCTTTTGGTCTTCCGTTAGGATTGCCACTTTGACCAGGTTTCCAAGATTTTAAGTTTTCTTCATTTGCCATATCTCATTGTATTTTCATTGTTTACTTAAATAACTACTTTTGTTTGTTTTCGTATTCCAAGTAAACAGTTCTTAAACGGTCTACCATATCACGCACACAACTTGAACAACTACTTGCATTAGTTTTTTTATTAAATACTCTATTGTAAATTTTTCTTAATTCAGCTTGTTCATTTGGGCTTACTGTACTACGTTCAATAGCGAACCAACCATATAAAACATTGTATTCGTCTTCTTGTAGACATTTGATATTACTATTATATGGAAATAGTTTGTTTAAGCGTTCTCTACGACTGTCACACCCACAATCTTCACCAGCTACAAATTTTACCAGTTTATCTATTTTAGTTGCTTTTGTAAATTTTGCGATAGTGTCACCAAGACCTTCGCTTTTCTTTTTTGTTGTTTTCTTTTTTGCCATTATTATTTATTTATTATTCGTCTTTTTAACATATTCTTAATTGTGCAGTATGGTTTTCTAACCTTTTAATTGCTGATTCATAATATTCTTTATCAAGTTCGCAAGCAGTCAAGTCATATCCTAAATTGTGACAAGCAATAGCCAAACTACCACTCCCCAAATGAGTATCTAAAATCTTATCTCCCTCCTTTGCGTAATTCATTAAAAGCCATTCGTAAAGTTTAACAGGCTTTTGCGTTGGATGTATTTTCTGTCCTTTATTTTCAATATTTGCTTTGTAATATGGATAATCAAAACATTTTGCAGTTTTGGTAAAACTTGACCAAGCCAATTCACCATCAGAAAAAGTTACAACAGGCTGATGTTTATACCAAAAAATAAACTCTCTAGAACTTGGCAACATATCGCTTAAATGATTATAACCCCATATTATTTGATTTTTTGAAACTCTAAATAATTGATTAAAATATTCTTTTGTTGGTTTAATATCATTTATTAAACTTAAATCTTTGTTCATTCTAAATCTGTCTTGAGCATTTCCTTTTGTTTCAATTCCATATGGAGGGTCAACAATAGCCAAATCAAAGTAATTATCTTCATATCTTGACATTAGTTGCATATTATCTTCGTTAGTGATTTTCATACTAATTTAATTCTACTTGATATATTTCTA